ATCGGTCACAGATCTCAGCCACCACTGGCATTAAACTACAGTCAGTGCCTGAGCTGAACGAAGGCCACTTTGAATGGTTCATGACCGAGTTCGAATCTTTCACTCGCAGACAAGAACTGGAACGAGCCATCCTCAAAGCAGCAGACTTGCTGGAGAAGGGTGATTATGATCCTGTGGAGAAACTGATCAAGGATGCTGTGCAGATCTCGCTGACCAAGGACATGGGCACAGACTACTTTGCCGATCCTGCTGGTCGCATACGCCGATATTTTGAATCTGGTGGACAAGTAAGCACAGGTTGGCCACAGATGGATCGGCTGCTGTATGGTGGATTCAGTCGAGGAGAACTAAACATCTTTGCCGGAGGATCCGGATCTGGTAAGAGTCTTGTGATGATGAATATAGCATTGAACTGGGTACAGCAAGGACTCAGTGGTGTATACATCACCCTGGAACTGAGTGAAGAGCTCACCAGTTTGAGAACAGATGCCATGCTCACAAACATGAGCACCAAAGATATTCGCAAGGACATTGACACAGCAGAACTCAAGGTCAAACTGGTGGCCAAGAAGTCGGGCAACTATCAAGTGAAAGGATTACCAGCACAGTCAAACATCAATGACATCCGTGCTTATTTGAAAGAGTATCAGATCCAAACAGGCAAGCGTGTGGACTTTGTGATGATCGACTACTTGGATTTGTTGATGCCTGTGAGTGCCAAAGTGAGCCCCAATGACTTGTTCGTGAAAGACAAGTATGTGTCGGAAGAACTGCGTAACTTGGCCAAAGAACTGCAAATGCTCATGGTCACTGCGTCGCAGTTGAATAGATCAGCGGTGGAAGAAGTGGAGTTTGATCACAGTCATATCTCGGGTGGTATTTCCAAGATCAACACAGCAGACAATGTGTTTGGTATCCTCACAAGTCGTTCAATGAAAGAGCGTGGCAAGTATCAGATCCAATGCATGAAATCGCGCAGTTCCACAGGTGTAGGGCAAAAGATTGATCTGGAATACAACATTGACACCATGCGTATCACAGATGCCGGCGGTGATGACGCTGACAACGGATTCCGCAAGCCCAGCAGCGTGATGGAATCCATCAAGGCTCGAGCCAGTGTAGCGCCAGCAGATGCCGCAGCGCCGGTCAAATGGGAACGAGGTCAGGCCAAGCCCGGTGTGGATCCACTGGATCCTACACCAAAGATCACAGCAGATGTTCAAAGCAACAAGCTCAAGGAGCTGTTGGGCAAGATCAAAACAGGCTAAAACCAATAAATAACTCAAAGGCCCTTGAACACAATGCAAAAACGCACCCGTAGTCTATTGGAAGAACTGGATTCAATGTATGTTGAGCGTGAGCGTGACTTGATAATAGAAAGCCGCGCGTCAAATATCATTGCAGGGGCCATCAACCTGTTGGAACAGATAGATGCTGCATATTCGCCAGAGCAAGCAGAAAATCTCACACGCAAACTGCTGAATGCCATCCGTACCCGGGATGCAGGACGTTTTGCCAGAACCGTAAGGCGTAGTCATGCAAATCAATAAACTGCTGGAAGGCGGGAACGTATTCAAAACCAAAGACGGTGAACCGCGCACCCAGCGTATCAATCGTGCAGATGTGCCTGCTACTATCCGTTGGATAGAACAGGTCACTGGTATAGAATTCTCTCGCGACCGTTGGTTGGGGTCAACTGGCAAGAAACCCACATCAGGCGACTTGGATCTGGCTGTGGATCTCAATGAAATTAGCAAAGAACAACTGGCCGGTATCCTAATTCAATTTGTGCAAAGCCAAGGCCTGGACCCTAGAGAATATGTGAGCAAGCGAGGTGAAGTTCACTTATGCACTCCTATTGCCGGTGATGCCAACCGTGGATTTGTGCAGACTGACTTCATGTTCTTCCCTAACCTGGACTGGGGCAGTTTTTACTACAGCGGTGGCGAGGATTCCGAATACAAGGGCATGAATCGTAATGTGTTGATGTCAAGCATAGCCAAACAACAAGGACTCAAAGTGGGTGCCAATGGTATGTTCTCTAGAACCACAAATGAACTGGTGCAGGGTGGCATGGATCCTGATTATGTGGCCAGTGTGTTGTTAGGGCGCGGCGCTACCCGTGACAATCTAAAGAATGTAGAATCAATCTATGCTGCACTCACGAATGATCCTGACCGTGAAGCCAAGACAGCAGACTTCCGTGAATATCTGGCCAAGGAAGGCATGCGAGAGCCGGAAATGACTGTGAGAGAAAGCGATGCCAACTTCTTGGCCCGTTTGCGTGATCGTATAGTGAATCAAGGCATGCAGCCTTTGATTGAAACCAAGCGATCATATCAACTGTACGAACAAGAACCTACTGCTGTGGGCGGCAAGGCTAAAGGCATCGAGCACTTGGAAGACTATGTGTTTCGCAGCGGATCAGCAGGGGTGGATCAAGCATTGCTGATAGCCGACTCTTTTTATGATGATCCCCGAACCGGATCGGTCAAATGGGATGGCAAACCGGCGGTGGTATTTGGTCGCAGTCCCGAAACCGGAAAGTTCGTACTCACCGATGACGCAGGATTCACAGCCAACAGATTGTTCACCAGCACTCGCGAAGTGGCCACAGATCTGGCTCGTAGAGATGCCAATGCTGCTGCCAAAGGTAACAAAGCAGATAGAATACAAACCTTGCTGCCCACATATGAAACCATCTGGCCATACCTGGAAGCTGCCACACCTGAAAACTTCCGTGGTTATGTCAAAGGTGATCTATTGTATACCGCAACCCCACAGGTGGAAGCTGGTAATTTAGTGTTCCAACCCAACACAGTGCAATATCGTATTCCGGTGGCCAGTGATCTCGGCCGGCAGATTGCCAACAGCGAAGTTGGTGTTGCGGTGCATACCATGTATGAAGATGTAGATGCTGCCAAGCAACCGCTCAGTCGAGTCAAGTTTAATCCTGTGCCAGGACTGTTGTTGATCGAACCCATTTATGCCCAAGCTGTGCCCAAGAACAATGCCATAGCCAAGCAGATCAAAACACTGTTGCGTCAGAATCGCTCAGCCATAGATACCCTGTTCAATCCTGCAGAACTGCGTGCCATGAAGATCACCGACTTGGCCAAGCTGGCTATAGATTACATCAACAAACGGGTGGATCCAAGACATGCTGCGTACACTGGTGATTTCCGTGATCTCGTGCCGGGATTCATGGCCTGGTTGCAACAGACACAGACACCACAAAAGGTCAGCAACATAGCGCAATATCTGCGTAGCCCCACCTCAAACGAGCAGGGGTTGGCTGCTGCGTTCTTGTTGTTTGAACTGTTGCATGATTTGAAACTGGATCTGCTAGGCAAACTGGATGCACAGGTGCCGGGCAATGAAGGCTGGGTGTTTGCCACTCCTGCGGGCTATGGCAAAGCCGTGAACAGATTTGACTTCACTGCCAGAAACAAAGCCCGAAACAACTGACCAACGCCGGGATTTTTTGCCGATTTCATAAATAAGAGTAGGGCAAAAGCCCACTTTTTAGGAGATATTAAAATGGCAGGATTTACAAAAGTCAATGGAACAATGCAACCAGTGTTCCACATGGATACCGCGAATGGTAACATTCAAGGTACAGCTAACATCGCCGCTACCGGCTCTGTTAACTTTCAAGGCCCCAAGCTGGACTTCTTCAGCCTGGTCGCCAACGCAAGTTTGATCACTTCCGGCAACGTCAATGGCTACATCAACAACATTATGCAAGCCATCCAGACCAAGGCCACAGTGGCAATGTATCAGGTCAGCCCAGCTGCACCCACAATTCTTAACTTGGCTGTGTACCCTACAGGCGCTTATAGCAATGTTACATTGTTGGCCACAGCCAATGCTAACACTGCTGCAACCGGCGGTCAGAACATTGAGTTGAGCACATGTGCTGGTAATGCTGTGTTCACCACAAGCGCAGTCGGCTTCACCCCAACCTAATCCAGGTAAAGGTAGAAAGTCAAGGCCCTGGTTTATTTCCAGGGCTTTTTTTTTGGCCGTAAATACACCATGACCCAGAGCATCCGTGTAAAGACTGATTTTGATTGTAGACCCACTGGTGTTACTGGACACTTTCGTCCCAACGTATTGCCCATCACAGACCAACAAGGGCAGCCAGTGACGGATCAAGCCACTTGGCTGCGTAGTAGGAATCAGCAACGCAACTGGGAGACCATCATGCAGCTGATCAGTCTCTACACACAACCCCTGCGTGTGAGTCGGGTGAGATTGGAAAATCTTCGTTGGCAATTTGAGTTCGACACAGATCTGGAAGATGTGTTTAGACTGGATCATGATCCAGTGGGCCGGTTGAAACAAGCCTGCGCCGGCGTGCCTGTGATAAACTATGTGGAACAGGAACTTACCACTCTGTTGCGGCCTGATGTGAACATTTGGTTTGAGTCCCTGGAGCATAAATAACTTCATGGACACCACCGATATTGAAAAGAAAAGCCTAGAAGCCCATGTTGAGCTGTGTGCCGAACGTTACCGCATGCTGGAACTCAAGATCCAAAATGTTGAGACCGACGTTGGTTCAGTAAAAACCATGGTCACAGAAGTGCATGGCATGATGCAGAAAATAATCGACAAACAAACTGATCGATTGATCAGTTGGGGCATCGGCATCATTGGTTTTCTTATAGGCACCGTGGGCTGGTTGTTGTCGCACTACGTATTCAAATGAAAGCCAGCCGCAAACTTGCTGCTCTGGCCGAGCGAGAACTGCCACGTATCCTTGATCAAGTGATCATAGAAGACGGAGAAAAATACCGGGTGTTTGGCAGATACACCATACATCCTGTGGAAGGACTGTTCCAAGTGCGTCTTAGAGATGATGACATTGGCGTATTTTCAGGCACAAAATCTGCCCTGGCCTGGTGTATAGCAGACAACCTGCACAGATTCAATCTGGCCAGACAGATCAAAGAGCTGGATCAATCTATCACACGATTGAGAAATGACATATATGTGCGGCGCAGCCTGGCCGATCGCATGTCCGGGCATGCCTGGGAAAACTTGATCAACAAGACCACAGCCAGGCAAGAACAAAGTCAGGTGTTGGAAAAAGAACTGGCAAAATGTATAAATTTGGCTAAATACTGGCAACTACGAGGAAACTCTGATGAAACTAAACGAACTGGCCGTAACACGCCCTACACAACAAATCGCTAAAGTATTTGAAGGTCATTTTGACCAGCAAGTGCAATTTGATTCGCTGAATCGCAAGCAACTGCACAACATGTATCGCCAGGTGCGCGGTGTGTTGAGCGAAGTGCGTTCCAGCCCGGCTCGCCACCGCAGCGAACAAGATCCTGCTTATCTCAAGCTCATGATGATGGAACAGGCCCTGGCTGACCGTATCTATGAAGATGAGATGGGCAATGCAACTCCACAGCCCGGAACACCCGGTGCAGGAATGAATCCTCAACAAACTGCTGCCATGGTCATGAAACAGAAAACAGATCAAAAGGCACAGAAACAAAAAGAACTTGAAGACGCAAAGAAAGAAGTTCAAAGGCTACAGGACGAACTCAACGACCTTGACACATCGGCCACAGTTCAAGAATGGCGTCGCCGTGCCCAGACCCATGGGTACTACCTCAGTGAAGGCGAAGTGCAACAAGCTCAAGTGGTATTGGCCGCACAAGACATGGTTGACAAGATGCAGAGCATGATCGAAGACAGCACCGAGATGCAGTTCAAAGAACTGCCGGCCTTGGTAGATTCCATCA